TCAAGCTTCATGACGAACGCGATGGAAAGGATTATTACATGGAATGGTCCACTATCGTCGACGCTCCTGTTACCTACGGTCTATCAAAAGAAGAATTCGAAGAATATTACGGGGAAGAATACGGGAACGACGGAATGCTTAAGATTCCCGTCCGCATGGAGCGTGTTGAAAGAAAAGGCATCTCGGGTATGCCGCCTTTCGATGACCTCAATGAACTTATTGATTTTAATAGAGCGGGCGAAGCGGAATCATGTCTTTCTGTGCCCGAATTGATAGATAAGTATTGCAAAAACCGCCCTAAATAACCCTCACCCCCTACAATCTACAGGCAGATGACATACCAGGAATTTCTAAAGAGCAAAGTGCGGCTGGCACAGAATGAAGGGTTCGATGTTGCTATCAGCGAGATCAATCCCGCCCTGAAGCCGCACAATAAGCTCATGGTACAATGGCAGGTTAACGGCGGACGACGGGCCTGCTTTGCTTCTTTCGGGCTTCATAAGACAGTCACGCAGCTGGAGACGATCCGTCTCATATTGGCCAAGGAAGGCGGTCGCGGCCTTATCATCTGCCCGCTGGGCGTCCGGCAGGAATTTGTGAGAGATGCGGTAAATATTCTGAAATGGCCTGAACCGCCGCAATTTATCCGCCGAATTGAAGAGGCGGGGGAAACGGGGATTTATCTAACCAACTATGAGACGATCCGGGACGGGAAACTCGATCCTCGCCTTTTTACAGCCGTTTCCCTGGACGAAGCATCCATACTTCGCGGCTTTGGTGGTTCAAAGACATTCCGGGAGTTTATGCGCCTCTTTACGGGGGATGCCGGCCCGTTGGGTGATCGCCGGGGGAAGGAGTTTGTGAAATACAGGTTCGTGGCCACGGCCACCCCCTCGCCGAATGAATATATTGAACTTTTGGCTTATGCCGACTTTCTGGGAATGATGGACGTGAGCCAGGCGAAGACACGGTTTTTCAAACGGCATTCCACCAAGGCAGATAAACTCACACTACATAAGCACAAGGAACAAGAGTTTTGGCTATGGGTAGCCAGCTGGGCGCTATTCGTTACCAAGCCTTCTGATCTAACGGGCAATGTTTCCGACGACGCCGGTTATGAATTACCTCCCCTGGATTTACGCTGGCACGAGCTCCCTTCCGATCATAGTGATGCCGGCGCGGAAAAGTCCGGTCAGCTGCGCCTGCTGAAATCTGTAGCTGTTGGGCTCGAGGGTGCCGCGAAAGAAAAGAGGGATAGTCTTCCCGCGAGGATAGCGAAACTGATGGGACTCCGCGCCAAAGATCCTGCCGCTCACCGCATCCTTTGGCATGACCTCGAATCCGAAAGGGAGGTCCTGGAAAGAGCTATTCCATCCCTGTCCACCGTCTATGGTAAACAGGACCTGGACGAAAGGGAACAAATCGTAGCCGATTTTTCAGACGGCAAAATACCGGAGATCGGCGCCAAGCCTGTCATGTTGGGGAGTGGCTGCAACCTGCAGCGCTTCTGTCACTGGGCTATCTATTTAGGCATCGGTTTCAAATTCAACGAATTTATACAGAGTATTCACCGACTGCTGCGGTTCCTCCAATCGCACCAGGTACGTATCGACCTCATCTATACGGAGGCGGAAAGAGAGGTGCGACGGACCCTTGAAAAGAAATGGCAGCAACACAATAAACTGGTTCAAAACATGATCGAAATTATTAAGGAATTCGGGCTGAGTCAGGCGGCTATGGCACAAGTCCTAACACGAAAAATGGGCGTGGAGCGAGTAGAGGTCATTGGTCGAAATTATCGGTTGGTTAATAATGACGCCGTACTCGAGGCGGAGCGGCTGGAAGATAACTCTATTGGGCTGGTGCTGACTTCCTGGCCGTTCAGCACGCAATATGAATATAGTCCCAACTACGCGGATTTCGGACATAACGACGGCAATAATGATTTCTTCGCCCAGATGGAATATTTGACCCCGACGATCTTCAAAAAGATAATGCCGGGGCGGATATATGCTATTCATGTGAAAGACAGGATTGTGCCCGGCGGCATGAATGGACTTGGCTTTCAGACGTCATATCCCTTTCACCTGCACGTTACAGCTCATTGCATGAAGCATGGATTTGGATATCTAGGTATGAAAACCATTGTTACCGATGTTGTCCGGGAAAACAACCAGACCTACCGGCTGGGCTGGACAGAGCAATGCAAAGACGGCTCTAAAATGGGCGTGGGCATGCCGGAGTATCTCCTGCTTTTTAGAAAGCCACAGACCGATACAACAAGATCCTATGCTGATATCCCCGTGGTTAAAACAAAGGAGCGCTATTCCCGCGCCCGTTGGCAATTCGATGCACACGGCTTTGCCAGATCTTCTGGGGATCGTCTGCTGACTCCTGAAGAGATCACAGGCCTGGACCATGACGCTATTTTCAAGATCTATAGTGAATACTCCCTGAACTCTGTCTACGATCACGAACACCTGGTGCGGATAGGGGAGGCGTTAGAGTTGGCTGGTAAACTCCCCTCTGACTTCATGCTTCTTCAGCCGCAGTCTTGGTCGGATGATGTATGGACGGATATCACCCGCATGCTAACACTCAACGGCAGCCAGCACGCCAAAGGCAAAGAAACGCATATCTGCCCCCTTCAGTTGGACCTCGTGACTCGCGTCATAAAGCAGATGAGCAACCACGGCGACATCATTCTGGATCCTTTTGGCGGAATCATGACCGTGCCTTATATCGCCGTGCTGGAAGGTAGGTATGGGATAGGGTTCGAACTAAACCCCGGCTACTTCCTGGATGGAGCCTCTTATTGTAAGTCGGCGGAAATGAAAGTCGGCATGCCGACGCTTTTCGACACGCTTAAAAAGGAACCCGCATGACGCGCCATTCACCCCTCACCGTCACCTATTCCTCTCTCCTAAAACTAGGAGAGGAAGTACTCCAAGAGAGTAAGCTCCGCTATGAGCGAGCCAAGGGGAACGGCGTAACGCATTTAGACCCTTTGGTAGCCCGGATGGAGAACGCGAGGGTGCTGGTGAAGATGTTGAAGAAATGTGAGCCGGGGAAGCAGGCGGATATGTATGAATTATTTGAAAAAGTTGTGAAATGAGGCATGGGGCATTATTCAACGGCATAGGCGGATTTCAGTTGGCGGCGCATTGGATGGGGTGGGAGAATATCTTCCATTGTGAGATAGATAAGTTTTGTAATCAGGTTGTAAAAAAGCATTTCCCAGAAAGTATTTGTTATGAAGATATTAAGCAAACAGACTTCACAAAATGGCGCGGCGCAATTGACGTTCTTACCGGGGGATTCCCTTGCCAAAAATTCAGCCTCAACGGAAAAGGGTCAATGGATCTGTTTCTCTGGAAAGAAATGCTTCGCGCGGTACGAGAAATTAGGCCAGGCTGGATCGTTGCGGAAAACGTTTATGGGCTTGTTGTTCGCAAGCGCGGCGTGGCGCTCGAATCGGTGTACGCTGACTTGGAAAATGAAGGCTACGAGACAATCCCGCCTCTTATACTTCCAGCTGCAGGTATCGGAATGGATCACCGAAGGGATAGGGTATGGATTGTCGCCTACGCTTGTGGAGAACGACGCCAGTCAGTCATACAGCCCCAGTCAAACAATGGAAGCCAGGAAAGCGCGCGGATACGGCCAGAGCCTTATAAGTTACTTGAAAGGCCAACCCCACGTAGATTACGCGGAATGGAAGATGGGATATCCAATTGGGTGGACAGAGTTGGAGCCCTCGGAAACGCGATAGTACCCCAGGTTGCCTTCGAGATATTTAAAGCTATCCAAGCCTATGAAAATTTATAAATCAGCCCATTAAATCCATTAAAAGTCCAAAGAATGAATAAGCAGACCTATGCCGAAAAATTAAGAGATCCGCGTTGGCAGAAAAAGAGGCTTGTAATTTTACAAAGAGATAGATTTAGTTGCAGGTGTTGTGGCGACACAAAAACCACACTTAATATTCATCACTTATCTTATTGCGGTGATCCATGGGATTCTAAGGACGCAGATTTACTTACTGTCTGCGAACATTGCCATTGGGTTATAACAAATTTTCAATATGATATATCGGATTCTTTCGGTTATGCATTTAGCATAGCGACGAAATTCGAGCGTGAGGATGGCTCTTTCATTCTCATTTTCCAAGGGCCTGATGAAATTTCGATCATTAAAATTTCAGTAGGGAATTACGAGCCTATAATAGTGCTAGAGGATGACAGTATGCATAGAACCATGGGCACAATAATGGCAAATTGGGCATGTAAAGGGAAAGAAAAATTATCAATTGACCAATCCCCCTCAATTTATGGCGCGTAGAATGACCGACACCGAAAAGTGGAAAAAAGCCTTTTTAAGGGGCTTGGATGCCCCTTGCAAGCTCCTTTGGTTCTATATCTGCGATGACTGTGATCATGCCGGGGTATGGAATGTGGATGTTGAAGTGGCGGAAATTAGGATAGGAGAAAAAATTAATCTTCCGGAAGCTATCAAGATGCTGGGGGACAAGGTTATTGTTTTCGATGCTGGCCGGAAGTGGTTCATTCCGTCCTTTATAGATTTTCAATATCCCAAAGGTTTGAATCCCGCCAATAAGGCTCATGCCTCTGTAATAGCTATATTAAAAAAATACAATTTAATTACTGGCGATTCAAGCCCCTTCCAAGGGGCTATGGAAGGGGCCAAGGATAAGGATACGGTTAAGGATATGGATAAGGAGTTAGTACTTGAAGTAACGGTAAAAGATTCTACCTCCCTATGCGGGCAAATGGTTGAAATTTTCCAGTCTAAAAACCCAGAGTATCCGGCGATAGCGCAGACGGATGCGCCGGCATGTCTGCAAATAGCCAGCAAAATCGCGCTGGCAAAAGGTTGGCCGAAAGAATCGATAGTCAATGTCCGGGCTCCGGATGTGCTACAGTATTGGCTATTGGTATCCGAATTCGTTAGCAGCCATAGTCTTTATAAAAATTTTTCCATCGATGACCTGAACAGAAAATGGCAAGGCGTAGTCCAGACAATGAGTAAAAGTCAGCCGGCAGAATTACAGCCTAAAAAAATGGTGTACTGATGATCAGCCAGGAAACGATAGAACAGGTAAAGTCCAAGGCCCATGTGGTGGAGGTAATTGGGGGGTACGTACCCTTGAAACGGAAGGGTGCTGAGCATGTGGGACTATGTCCTTTTCATGCCGAGAAAACGCCTTCCTTCACCGTCAGCGCCGCCAAGCAGATTTTCAAATGCTTTGGATGCGGAAAGAGCGGGGATGCTATTTCCTTCGTGATGGAGCACGAAAATAAGAGCTACCCGGAAGCGATTGGCATTCTGGCCGAGAAATATGGAATTGCCTTAGAGGAACAGCCAGGGAAGAAAGAGCACGTCCGGCCTGTGCCACGATTGGAGAAGTTGGGACAAAAGTCTTTGAAGTGGTTCGAGGAAGAGCGGAAGATCAGCAACAATACCCTTTTACGATTTGGGATCACCGAGGCAAACGAATGGATGCCTCAATTTGAGCGGGAAGTGCCGGTAATTTGCTTCAACTACTACCGGGACGGGGTTTTGGTCAACATTAAATTCCGGGGGCCGAAAAAGAGCTTTAAAATGGCCAAGGATGCGGAATTGATTTTCTACAACCTGGATGCTATCAAGGACGAAAAGGAAGTGGTCATTGTCGAAGGGGAAATGGATTGTTTAACCTGCTACGAGGCGGGGGTATACAATGCCATCAGTGTGCCCAATGGCGCCGGTACCGGCAACCTGCGATTGGAATATCTGGATAACTGCTGGCCGCTATTGGCCGACAAAGAGCGGATTATCCTGGCGACCGACGGCGATGCACCTGGCAGGCGGTTGCGGGAAGAATTAGCCCGAAGGCTGGGAGTCGGCAGGTGCTACCAGGTCATCTATCCAGATGGCTGCAAGGACTTGAACGATGTGTTGAAAATGCACGGCCCGATGAAGGTGCAGGGCGTGCTGGCCGCCATTCAGCCCTGGCCGATCAAAGGCATTCACCGCATGGAGGACCTATACGAGACCGCCGTCGACTGGTATGAGAATGGCTATCCGGCAGGCGCTAGAAGTAGAATACCGGGCTTTGATCCACTCCTAACTTTCGCACCTGGCCAGCTCACCACCTTTACCGGTATACCAGGCCACGGCAAAGATGAATTCTGTAATTACCTCATGACGAACCTTTCCCGATATGAAAACTGGCCATGGGGCATCTTCGGGTTCGAAGAGACGGCGCCGGAAACTGTGACCAAATTGGCAGAAAAATTCACCGGCAAGTCCTTTGCCTGGCGCAAAGATCCATCCCACCGCATGACCGTGCAGGAGTTCGAATGGGCCATTGCCCAGATAGATAACGGCTTTCACTTTGTCTCCACCGATGAGATAGAAACGAACATCGAAAGCATTTTGGAGATAGCCACCCAGCTAGTGCTGCAGAAAGGTATCAAGGGTCTATACTTAAACCCCTGGAATTGGATAGAGCACAATAGGGCGGCGAACCAGACGGAGACGGAGTATGTGAGCATCGTCTTAGGGAAGATTGTCAAATGGGCTAAAAAGCACCTTGTGCACGTTTTCTTGGTAGCGCATACGACAAAGATCGCCAAGGATAAGGACGGAAAATATATGCTCCCGAACCTATATAGTATTTCCGGGTCCGCCAACTTTTTCAATAAAACCTTCAACGGAGTATGTGTATACCGAAACTACGAAAATAACATCACCGATGTGTATGTGCAAAAAGTCAAACAAAGCTGGCTGGGACAGATTGGATTTTCATCCTATCAATTCAACACGTTGACGCGTCAATATGAATTTCTAACCAGTAGCGTGGCGGAGAAAACAGAACGGAGCCAGCCGACGCTTGAATTGCCAGAGGGCAGATGGAGCCCTATAAAAGAAGAGGACGACTGAACCCTTTTAACCATGGCTCTATCCGACCGCATACAGCTGATAGACGATATGATCCGAGAGAATCCGGAGTACACGATCCGTGATTATATAGACTTGGTAAATGAAATTGATCAAATAAAAAACGAAGACATGGGAAGCAGAAAAGGAATACCGAACATACCCGAGGATAAAAAGCTAATTATTATCCGGCTGGCCCAAACCAAAAGCGTGGCGGAAATATGCGAGATCATGGGAATATCTCCCAACTGCATTTATAAGGCCTGTGCAC